ATACGGTACCTTTGACCCCATCTCCAAAAGAGTTTGGTGGGCGGTACAAGAAGAAGGCGAGACAGAGGTAAATAAATATTATATAATTGATACGCGATACGGTTTGGGGCGTGCTGGTGATGACTTAGAAAATATATCCGCCGTATTTACTACTGCCAGTAACGGTGCAGACTTTGTACCTACCGCCTCTATATTTTTTGGTGGCAACTTACTACGTGGTGATAGTCGTGGTTACACACTTGAGCATACTTCTGATAATACATCTGACCCTATTATTGATACTGGTGCCGACCCTACTACTTGGGAGGTAAAGGCAATTATTTGGGACTTTAAGTCCTTTGCTACTAGTTTTGGTAGTACTTTCAGGCGTAAGTTTGTGTCGAGGGCATCTGTAGTTGCAGAGAATGCTACAAATATATCTATTCAGTTAAATTCAGTCAATGACATAGGCAAGCAAATAGAGGGGGTGAAACCGATCCGGTTTAGAAAGAATTGGGTGTGGGGTGACCCTACTCTTACTTGGGGTACAGAAACAGATATATGGGATTTTACTGGTATCATCTCTGAGCAGAGGAGATTCGATGCGGTGGCATTGCGGTGTATGTATAAGCAAATTCAATTGACCAATGCGGAAACAGTAATATTAAATTCGGATGACTTAGACACAGGGACGGTAAACAATGTTGCGAAGACAATAACCCTGGATGATACGGTAACTTATGACTGGCCGTTAGACTCGGTTGGGTACAAGATATATTTTCCCCATGATAACTATGTGGAGGGGTTTGAAATTACAGCAAGGTCTGCGGATGTTTTAACTTTCACAGATCCTACCAATAAGGTTTTGTCCGGATCTCAGAAATGGGTAGTAAAGGGATTTCCCAAAAATGAGGTTATAAATATTATAGCCTTTACTTTGGTCTATGCGTACCTTGGTGATACGGTAGATTTTGCCTCTGCCTCACAGGGGAGTAATCCTGCATGACAGACCTCAAACTATTAATTCGAGAGATTAGTCCTAGAACTTCTGACGGTAGATACATCAGGGAAAGTTTTCGTAGGATCAAGCAATTTCTTGATGACGTAGAGGCAGGTAAAAAAACGTTAGTTAGCTTTTCAACGTTGGGTGGATCTCCATCTGACTTTGACGCAGTTGAAACAAAAGATACAACGGTTGTGGGTCAAACAACTTTTACCCTGACCTCAACACCATCAGCGCCAAGTTTGGTGCAAATGGAGATTAATGGTATACCTCAGACCAATGGAGAACACTTTACAGTTAGTGGTAATGTAGTAACATTTGACCCCGTTGCGGCCGGATTTACCTTGGAAACATCCAATGAATTTGGTCAACCGGATCGTGTTATCATACGGTACAATAAGTAGGTAATAATGGGAGTATCAAAAACACCTGTAAAGCAGCTTGGAAGTTTTACTTCTAGCACATTGCAAAGCGTTGCTGTTGATGCTAGTGTATATGTAGGGGCAGTCGTTCTAATGTCTGGTGGTACTTTCATTAATGCTATAGCTACATCCAAAGCAGCTTCCCATGTATTTGGGATATGTACTTCTAAAAGCTCCTCTACTGTTGGGGATGTATTACTACCCGGTGGTATTACAGATGGAATTTACAGTAGTTTAGATTTGACGAAAGAATATTTTTTATCAGATAGTGTAGCTGGTGGAATAGCGGTACCGCCCGTACCAACCACGGCAGGATATACCGTATGGGTCATTGGCAAACCATATACGACAACTAGATTATTATTTATGCCAGAGTTGAGGGTGGTGAGAGCATGACTAAGGAAGATGAAAAAGTTGTTGATGAAGTAACATTGTGTACCCTGAAGCCAGAAGATTACTGGGAGTGGCGTGCGACAATGGAAGAGATCGATCATGCTAAGACATCACATAGTTTAAATACTATGAAGTATAAGTGTATGGAGCTACAATACCGTATGCTAAGTATGGAGATGGCCATGTTTAGATCAAAACTTAGTGAGACTGCTGCTTTTGTAGATAAATGTAAAAAAGATTATGAACCATTTAAAGAAAAATTAGAGGCAAGATATAAAGTTAGTCTCAAGGACACAACAATAAGAGAGGATTTTAGGGTAACCAAGTTACCCGACATCAAGGAGGAGTAAGAGATGGCACAAGTAAAATTATTTAAAATTGATTCGGATGGGGTGTCGGTAGAACACGACGGTTCCGCCGATGATGTAACGTTTCTCAGTTATACGGTAACTGGTGGCGGTCCTGTACTTGACGGTACTGGACTAGACATGAACAACCAAGATATAAGTGACATTGACAATGTCTCGTTCAATGATTCTACTACTGGTACCATAACCATCACTGCTGGTGCATTTATCCAAGACGATATGATGTTCCAGACTCGTGAAAACATCATGACAACTGCTGGTGCTGTATTGTTCCCAGTAGTTACTGATGATGCAGACCAACTAGATGCTTTCCGTCTTCCTGCAATTGCAGGGGTACCCTCGGCAACTCCTGCTGATGGTGGTGAAGGTTATCTAGCATGGGACAGTACCAATGATGACCTCTATGTTTGGAATGGTACTGCTTGGGATAGCCTAAGTACCGTAGATTCTGCTGGAAAAGTTTGTAACGAGTACACTGCTGATGAAGCATTGGCCGCTGTAGATGCACTATACATCTCTGCCGCTGATAATGTTTCCAAAGCAGACGTATCTGCCGGTGGTGCTGCTTCAAGAGTTATCGGCTTTGCCGAAGCTTCTGCGATAGATACTGCCACTGTAAATGTTTGTAGTGAAGGTGTGTTAGCTGGTTTCACTGGCCTAACTGCTGGGGCAAGGTACTTTGCTGACCCCGCAACTGCAGGGGCAATTACAACAACTACTCCTGTGGGAACTGGAAATACTATTGTACAAGTTGGCTATGCCAAGAGTGCAACTGAGTTACACATCCACATCGAGCAATTAGGCCGTAGAGCTTAAGGTTAGGTTATGGTTGATAAAGTTAAACCTTTAAAGATAGAAAGTAGCGCCACGGGGGGCACAGAAGATGACATGTACCCCGTCGAAGTTGACCCAGCTGAGGATTATGTAGCGGCGAAAGGTTTATCATTTGAAAACTTAGATGATTATTTAATAGAAAAAATTGGGGGTTTGGTTAAAATCCAAATCCCCGATCATTCCCAGAAGGTCATTTATTCTGGCGATAACGTTAGTGCGTTGGAAGTGTTTAATGGGTTTACCCAGACCACTCCCAACAGGTTGGCGCGGGTGGATCTTACTTATACTTCTGATAAGGTAACTTCTGAGGTATGGAAGATATACGACCCCGCCGATGGCACTACCGTACTTAGAACGTTAACGACTACATACACCTATAGCGGTGATGATTTAGACAAATCTGAATTGGCGGAAACATGAACCTAGGTGGAATACTAAAAGTTGTACAAGGTTGGGTGAAGCTAAAAGGCAATAGCGACAATACCAATATTGGTAATGTTGTAGATCAGCTTAAAGTGCGTATATTTGGAGACACAGGTTTATCTCCTGATGTAGAAACAAAGGCCGGCAAAAATAGACTCTTAACGGACGCTATCGTCACGGTTGAAGAAGTTTTTGGGCAAGACCCATTACCAGATAGTTATTTTAGAATAGATAATACTGGTGCAGAAAACGATACTATAAAAATAGACGTGGCCGCGACGACTGCGGACCCAAGCGTACCAGATAGGGATGTCCCCGCTTACACAAAAACATTTACTACTCTCTTAGCGGAGGTGGGTGACGAAATAGCTCTACGAGACCGAATAGTCAGCGAGCTAAATACAGATTCTACATTTACAGACACCTGCTTTCTAAAAGCAAACGCAGTAAAAGATAGGAGCATAGTCCATATTTCATCCAGAAAACTTTCTATGGATGGAGAGTTTTACGAAAGAAACGGTGCCGGAGACTTTGCCACAACGGTAACAGGCACTGCCTCTACAACCGATGGGTTCGATAACTTTGTCTCAAGAGGCAAGTCAACCTCTTTAGCGCGTGACCCAGATAACCCACATAGGTTAGGTATTCTAGGTATTTCTGGTTCAGTTACCACAATACCAGGGGCCATTGGTAAAAGATTTGATGCCTTTTTTAAGAATGGTGGCTCATCAGACATGCTAGTAGATGGAAGTGTAACCCCTGTAACCTTTAGAATAGAGGCAGATGCAACCGATGATTTATTTTTTGAACAGATAAGAATGTTTGGGGGTGGTAATGGTATTAAATTTGGTAAGTTTCTAAGCCAAAATGTCACACTCACCATTGGTATAGAGGTTACCATCAAGTCAGATAATGAAACCCTCGTTTTGCAATTAATAAAATCTACAGAAGATTTTAAAAACTTATTCTCATTCCCCTCTGGGGATGCTTTTAGAATTGATGTGCAGTCTGGTTCTGACCAATTCTTAGCAATTTTTGAACCACCCGTAACTTTCCCAATACGAAAATCAGGAACATTTGGTGCGGGTAACGATGATTATGTACAAATAAAAATACAAGATGATATTAGCTCTGGTTTGTCCCAACTAGAAGGTCTTGGTGTTGGATTTAAAAAGGAATCTTAATTATGGGTGGCATATTAATACCCGAGAGAGATGCATATGGTAATATAGTACAACCTATCAATAAGTTTAGTGAGATTGGTTGGAACTATCATAAGCAAGGAATATCTTTTGAGACATCACAATTAAACTCTTTATATAACAAGGATGATAAGGGTTCTGATTTAAGCTTTGCTACACTTAAATGTTACAATGACTTATTAGAAACAACAGAGTCATCCAATCAAGCAGATGCAGACTTAAACTGTGTGAAAACTGTAATCTTATGGGAGCCTACTTTTGACTATGAATTAGTACAAGGTTCCTTTCATCAAGGTTCCGTACCTTCCAATAATATTTATATGTACTGCATAGGGGTACCTCAGGTAGCGGCACCGGCAGGGTCAAAAGAATTTATTTGCTGCCTAAATCTAAAACTAATACCAGCCTTAAATGGGTTTGTAGCAGACGGAAGAAGACCCAAGCGACTTAACTATAATGCCACTTATCACACAAATGAAATGAAACTAATATTAAACCACGATGCTGGATATAAACATAAAGCATCCATAGCTTTTGAAATGTACAGAGCGTAGTATGGGATTGTTGGATAAAATTGTAGAAAAATCACAACCACTCATTAATTGGATTGGTGATCTCCATTGGCCGTACACCCATAAGAGAATTACTGGAAAACATTATTACTCATGGCGGGACATGATTAAACCTGGGCAAATATTTTTATCTAAAACAAGAGGCGAGCTATCCAATATCATTAATCCCTCTGAGCTAAAACATAGCGCAATCTATCTTGGTGGTGGCGGGATCAAATATATAATGGAGTCTGTTGCCGATGGAGTGATAAAGACTGATCTTGTAACTTTTCTAACCTCCAAGGATAGAATAGTTATAATTGAGCCAACATTCGCAGACGATGCCATGATGAAAAATGTGGCAATGCAGGCCCTTTTATATAAAGATACCGCTTATGACTTTCAGTTTAAGGAAGGGGATCAAAAACTGTACTGTTTTGAGCTTATATTTGAGGCATACCGTAAGTTATTCCCCGATCAGAGATTTAAAAAAGCAGAGGTGTTTGGTAGAATGGTATGGACATCTGATTCTTTATTAGAAGATTCTGCTAACTGGCGTATAGTATTGGATTCTTCAAAGGGCATGTTATGAAATATTGGACTTACCTAGAAATAAAAACAAAAATAAATCGGGATATGGCCACCGAGCAAGAAGAATTTGTAAAACCAAGTGAACTTCTTGATTATGTAAACGAAGGAATCGATGAGGCAGAGGCAGAAATTCATACTATTTATGAGGATTACTTTCTTCGTAAAGATACTATTGATCTAGTGGCCGGAACAAAACTTTATTCACTTCCAACAGATATTTATGCGAATAAAATTCGTGGCATTATATATAAAGAGAATACCTTAGTTTATCCTCTTCAGAGGATTAGGTTTAGAGATCAATTTTTGGATCAAGTAATCACTGATAATTTCTCAACATCTGCTAATTACAGGTATATGCTATTAAATACGGATGCGTCCACCAAGACTCAGATAGAAGTAAGCCCAAGCCCACGAACAAGTATAACAGGTGGACTTACCATTTTTTATCTGCGCAATGCCAATAGATTAGCGGCGGATACAGATATTTGTGATATACCAGAATTTGTTTCCTTTGTCATACAGTTTGCCAAAATGCGCATATATGAGAAAGAGAGCCATCCAAATTACCAGGTGGCAATACAGAGGGAAGCACAACAAAGACAGCAGATGGTTTCTACCCTCACAAATATGGTCATTGACAATGACACCGAGATAGAAAAAGATTTAAGTTTTTATGAGGACATGCACCTCGATACTATTTGGAGTTAATTATGGCGATACCAGGACTTAATGAGCAACAATCACAAATGGTGCAACAAAAGTATGGTGCCTTGTTTGATGAGCCAGGTGAGAATAGGGACCATCTTCTGGCCAAGATTATACCTGGAATAAAGAATGGTACTGGCGTTCCTTTTGAAATAGAAATGGCCGCCCAGAATGCCAATAGGGTTAAAGCAGGGCTAGCCCCAATAGATACTGCTTTTGTCAATGAAGGTGGTATTGGCCAAGTGAATGTACCTGTGGCCGGGGATGGTGACTTTGCAGGTACTCTTGCCGCTGCATCTGGGGCCCAGCTTCCTGGGGCCGGGGAAGATCCTTTTGCACCACCAGTATTTGAATCTCTGCTCATACAAGGTGGCGGCCCACTAGATAGGCCCAGCATTGATGGACCACTTGGCCCGTCACTACCTGGCAATCTAACTGCCGACTTTAATTTTAGTGATGAAAATTTGAATAAATTATCAGATTTTGCTCATAGTGATGATCCCAGCGTTTGGCTGCAGTTGCAGAAAGAGAATATTGAGGCAGAAAAAATTGCCTCTAGGGATGCCCTAAAGAGACAAAGGCTTGGCTCATTGGCAGAAGCTAAGGGGAACTTAGCAGCGGCCGGAGGCCTCCGGTCAGGTGCCACTGAACGATTAGAGTTAGGTGGTATAAGGACAGGGCAATTGCAAGAACAATTATTAGGTAGAGAGGCTGGACGGCAGTTTAGAACATCTGAGCTTGCCGAGCAGGAAAATAAATTAGACTTGCAAAAGTTTCTTCCTCAGTTTGACCTTCAACGATCACAGGCCGCAAATCAGACTCAGCAGTTTAACATATCCAATATATTGAAGCAGTCTGAATTAGAGCGACAGCAAAAGCTTGAGGCCTACAGGATTAAGGCAGGCATCGAGGCGGCCAAGCAACAGTCACAAGCTACAATAGAAGCAGCAGATAAAGACAGATTTTTAGGTATTTTTTAAGGAGGTAATTATGCCAGCACCATTAATGTTAGCACCAGCAATGGCAGGCGGTGGAGCTGCCGCAGCAGGTGGCGGTTCTATATTTGCAGGGATGGGTGGTCTTGCAGGACTTGGGGCCATCGGTCAAGGTCTAGGATATGGAGCACTCTTCGGTCTAGGTAAGGACATTTTATTTGATGCCCCAGCTAGAAGACGGCAGATGAGACAACGGGCCGTAGATCAGAGGCTAAGTCCTTTCTTAGATACACCCATAACCCCAGCGCCAACCGTTGCCCGTGGGTCCAATATCCTACAGGCAGGAATTACCGGAGGCATGTTGGCCAACAACATTAGTGCCGCCCAGAATTCCAAGAAGCTAACAGATGCTCGAATAAAAATGTTAAATAACATGGGCTCTAGTTTTCAGGGTGGAGACACCATCACCAACTTTAGAGATTTGGCCGCACAAGGTGAGTTTAATTCTCTCAGTTCATTTGGCGGTGGCCGTAGAAGTGGACGATCTGATTTTGAAGGGCTCTCAAGAGTATAAGAGGTTATCATGGCAAACGGAACACTGGAAAATAACCAACAAGTAATTGATCAGCAGGGTGGATTTGATGCCCCACCTAGGCAGTCAACACCACAGCAATCTACTGCACTACCAAAGAAAGACCCTGTTGGTACAGAGTTTTATAATGGTACTGGTAGGGTAGACCCAGTGTTTACACCAAAGCCACCTAAAGGTATTTTTGAGCAGGCCCTAAACTTTATGATTGGGGAGGCAAACGCCGACACCCCTGGGGAGTTGGATGCAAAGAGAAGATTTGGTAAGTCTCCATCAGAGAGACATGCCGACAGACAACGGGAGCTTAAGGAAAAGTTACGCAAGGATAAAAAAGGTCTGATTGAGAACAACCCATTAGACGTTTCTGGTACTTTTAAACCGCAAATTGTACCAGCTAATTTAAAATCGAAGGGTGGCAAGGGGAAGAAAAAACTAACCTTCAGTAACCTTGAAAAAACCGCTAGAAGGATTGATCTTTCCGAAGCCATGCTACAAGAAAAGAAAGGCATGTTCCGGCCTGAAACATTTGATGTAATGTTACAGGACTATCGGGAAAAACTAGATGCCAACAAAGAGGCCAGAAAAGAAAGTATTGCCAATATGTTTGAAATGGCAAAGGCAGCAGTAACATCTAACACTCAAGTTGACCTGTCCCCACTAGCATCTTATGTGGATGCCCAGACGGGCTCCAATTTTGCCCCATACTACAGGCGACCAAGAGGAGAGGAGAATAGAGCAGCATTCGTTAAATCCCTCCAACGTGGCATTGCCAATGAGAAAAACGCTATAGATAAAAATGAGAGAGACTTTCACACACAGAAACTAGAAACTGGCCTCGCTCGACAAAAAGCAGAAGGCCTAAACTTTTATAGAAAGTGGGATCTAGCAGGCAAGCTTGCGACTGCAATGGGGGTACCCCCTGGAAGCAGAGGCTCTATGTTTGAGATGAAGCAACCGGATGGCCGACAACTTAATTCCCACGCTTACCATGGTAGAATGAAAACACTTCATGCTGCTATGACCGCCATGGAAAATAACCAAGACGTTGACCCTACTGATCCAGTTAAAAACTTACTTATGAAATTAACTGGTGGGCTATATATGTCCGATAAACGTCGGGCCTATGAGGCAATGGCAAAAACATATGCGGAACTATCTGTCAGGGATCTATCCGGTGCCAATGCTCCAGAGCATGAACAAAAATTAGCTAAGGAAAGGCTAACTGCAACGAGTACTTTTGGTGGCAACACCAAGGCCCAACTTAAAATATTCCAAGATTTAAGGGAAGGTGAGAATGATAGAATGTACCGTAAAGGTGGTTGGTTTGTTGATTCCTATTATGACAGTGTAGAAAATTTAGGACTTAAGCGGCCTGGGGGTGATCCAAGTACAAGGAAACCACCTTCAACGAAAGGGCATAAACGTGTAGGTGGTTTTACTAAAGAAGAGTTTAACTCTTTAATGGCAACAGACCGTGGTAAAGCAAAAGCAGCAATGAGAAAAATGACATCTTCTGAACAAGCGTATCATACAGGGATATAGTTATGCCTTTAGATTTAACGACAGATGAAAGAATTGGGATTAAATTTGGTGAGATTAAATTGCAGCCTGATGATAGAATACGGCTTAAGTTCGGGGAAGTCCCTTCATTCCGTATTGATGAATCCATGCACGAAGATGTTAGCTTCGGGGATCGGTTCCTTCTAAGAAACCTAACCAGAAAGCATGGTACATCTGCAAAAAATGCCGCCGCTTATTTAAGAGGTCTAGATAAATTTAAAGGCATCAAAGACCCCAAGACTGGAGAAGTTAGAAAAAGATATGACATACGGGCTGAAAATGACCGTGTACTTATAAAGAAGCTAGGGGCCAAAGGCGATAAAAAATTTAGTGTCATGGACCCCAACGACTTTACCCAACCTGAAGGTATTGATCTACCTGAAGTAATCTACGATATGACCGACTCTGCCGCAGATATTCTTATTGGATCTGCCAGTGCAGCGGCAGGGGCAACAGCGGCCGCAGCCTCATTATTCACTGGTCCTGGCTCCATGCTAGCAGCTATGGGTGCAAGTGGGGCAGTTGAAGCAGCAGGCGAAGGGATAAGGCAAGGGTTAGGAAGATATTTTGGCGCAATACCAAAGTCTACAGGGGATGCTGCAAAAGATGAAGAGACGGATGCGGGTATGTCACTAGGGGAAATAGGGACATCTGCCGCAATTGGCACAGTTGCACCATGGCTTGCTGGAACGGGAGCATCAAAACAAGTTCTAAAGAAAATCATTGGCAATGAGGCAGCAGAGAAAGCACTACGCCGCTTTCCAGACAATGTAATGGGCACACGTCGTAGAAAAGTATTAATGGAAGAGGCAAGAAACCAGCAAAGGGGAGTGCTAGAGAAAGCATACAGGGGTGTTACAAGGAGAGCAGCACCATCAATAGGTGCCTTTGTTGTAAATAGGCAACCAGAAGCTTTTAGAGTGTATGTAAAAAACTATGATAAAATCCAACAAAAGATCGCGCCAAATGAATTAGGGTTTGCGGGGAAGCTCGCGGAAGATGCTATTGACTATGTTGGGAAGAAAAGGAAGGAAGCTGGTAAGGCCTTAGGGGTTTTTAGAAAGAGATATAGTAGAATTCCTTTCTCAATAGAGGAGCCACAACATTTAATTCAAAGTCATATAGACAGGTTAACCAATAAAAAAATGTCTGCTGCTAGAGGGCTTGGGGAAAATGCTTTAGGTTTAGGAGAGGAACAACTAGAAAAGGCCAATTGGTCTACCGTTGAAAATGATCTTCTTAACCATTTAGAGCAGATAAAAAAAGATGCCTTCGACTCTAAAGAGGCAGTTCTCGCTATAAATAAAAAAGGTGAACATATTATAGATCCTAAAACAGGGTTAGAAAAAATAGCAAAAGATAAGAATGGTAAAGAGAAATTTAAGTCTGTTACCAGAGGTAGCACAGCACCAATTAGTGACTATAAAGATATTCAACAGGGCCTAGACGTTATGAAGTCGTTTATGGCAGCTAACCAAAAAGAGTTATCCCCAAGCATGAAGCGGGCAAATGCCATTGCCAAAGAAGTATACTGGTCAATAGATGACTCTGTTAAAAAAGCACTGAGTAACGTTGTTGTGCAAACACCAGATGGAGTTGTAAAGAAAGGTGTTCATGAAGAGTATGGAGCCCTATTGAAAACTTTTAGAGATCAAGTAGACACAGACTTATTTCTATCTAACTTATTTACAGTAGGGAAGAAAGGGAAGCTTGATTTTGATGCCTCTGCATACAATAGAATGATGCGAGATAGTGACCATATCCTACAGTTCAGAGACTTGATGGCCAGAATAGATGATGAAAGAGAACTTAAAAATTTAATTGGCCCATTTGAAGATGGGTTCATAGATAACCTAGAAATGTTATTTGCCCATAAAGCAGTTGGCCCTACCAAGAAAGCTCTAGGGGAGGCCTTACAACCTACAGTAAATCCAACTGTGAAAGATTTTTCTGCTAGTGTAGCGCCAGGTAGAGAGACAGTTGCACGATTTGCAGCGAACGTCATAGGTGCCGCTGGTACCCCACAAGGGGTAGTTAAAGGGTTACGAAAAGGGCATAAGTTAGAAAGGGCAATTACAGCACCCGCAAGATATTTTAAAATTCCTAGTAAAAAGGTTCCTGAATCCCTACTACGCCAAGGAGTGATAGTGCGGCCAGGACTTGAGGCATTGTTGAAAGAACCTGTAGCGGAAGCAGGAAGGAAAATTCACAGTAGACTCGATTTCAGCCCATGGGAAGACCCAAAATTACGTGAAGAAGAAAAAAGGACACCATTCAAAGGTAAGCCAAGTAACCCGAATAAATACTTAGATAGTATTTATGGACCACCTAGCGCAGAAAGGCATCAAAAACTTCTACGCCAAGCGGTACCTAATGAACAGTCTGGAGATTTGACACCCCCAGGCTCACTATCAGGGTTTACAAAGTTTCTAGGGTTTTAATTACTTAACTTTCTTTAGTGGCAGTGGCAACTCAAGTTGGTTGTCGGTTTCTTCATCCAGCATGTCACATAGGTCTGCCAGTACCCCTGGCTCAATCTGAAGTTCTTTACCTTCTCGATCTACCAACTCAGAAACTTTAACTTTTCTGCGGGTAATTTCTACGTCAATATCCATGAATTCATCACGCTCTTTATTGAATTTTTCCTGAGCATCTGGTGCCTCACTTTTTAGATGGAAGCGATCACCATTGCCAACAGGTAGACCCTTTTCATCCTTTACAGGCATGAAATTACCTTTCTCATCCTGCTTAAAGTGGTCCTTCAAAAGCTTGTCATACTCAGGAGCGGCCTGCTTACGCAATTTGTCCATCTTGTTAAAGATAGTGCCAATGTGAAAACCTACCTTAACACCCATCTTCATCCGCATTAGGGCCTGGATGGCAGCGTTGAAGCCAGGACTGAATAAGTCGCCGTTCTTTAATTTGATCACGTTTACCCCCTTCAAGGTCTAGTAAAAATTGGTAGCATTCCTGCCAGTTCTCAGGATACACTAGCAAAGCTGCACCCTCAGAGTCACTTATCTTTTTTAGTTTTTCTAGCTGCTTTCTCGTAACGTTCGAATTCTTGGACGCCTTTAGCTCCAGTGCAACGAACGTACCTTTTATACACCCTATTATATCCGGAGTACCCCGAATGCTTTGCTGCTGTATGCTCTCGAAGAAACCAGCTATTTTCTTTAGTTTCGGGGCTACCCGATTCCTGAATTTCGTTTCTGGTTTCAACTAGTACCCCCAATATATTATAGATGTCTTTTAGTGCCCGGCCAATTTCATTGTATCCGATAACATCATAGTTCTCTACCTTCCAGCGAACTACAATTTTGTTCAAACGCAAGAGACTTTCCTTCACTAGTTTTAGTTGAGATTTGTTCACGCTCCAACCTCTCCAATCGCTCTATTATTTCCCCAAGTGCATCTACAAGATACACGCCAAAATGCTGTAACCCTACTCTCTGCTGAACTGGTGGCGCTGATACCCATTTGGTAATCTCACCACGCCAGTAATTCAACTTCGTATATTCCGGTGTTGGTGCATCGTCTAGTTTGTTCAAATACTGCTTGTACATCATGTGTTTCCTTCTGTATAAATCTGAATTATAATTATCAGTAGAAATATAACTACTGCTAATAGAAAGATTTCATCGTTAAAAAATCGCTTCAACCATTGCCAAAAACTCATTGCTTCCACTCCTGCTTATCCTGCCAAGACTTGGCACTGCAATCAACACCTACCGTATACTTTAAGTGAACATGTGGGTGTTCATCTGTGACATTCTCCATCATGTTTTTTATAATTGGCACTAAGTGTTCCTCACTCTCATGGATTTCAAATAACAATTCATCGTGCACTTGCAACAGCATGGCGCTTTTGTAATTCTTCAACAGGGTATCTATATTTACCATTGCCAACTTAATCCAATCGGCTGTGCCACCCTGAATTAAATAGTTGGGTGCCTTATAGGCAAATTTAGGTTCCATCGTATACTTTCGACCAAACCAATTGGTAATGTAACCCCTAAATGAAACCTGCTTATGTAGCCGCTTAATTAACTTCCCCACATTGGGTAGCGTACTAAAGTAATTATCCCTGGTGGCCCTAGCTGCCATTAAGTCCAACCCAAGAGATGCTGCAAGTGCCTCGATTCCTGATCCATAGAGTAAGGAAAAATTTACTGTCTTAGCATGGCTGCGCGACACCCCCACCATTTCCCCAGTTGCAGAGTGGACATCTAAACCTTCATTTATTTTCTTTATGAGGTCCATTTCCTCTGCATAATTTAGCATCATACGGTATTCAAATTGGTCAAAATCCAGCATGAAAAGCTTGTACCCTGGGCGGGGAATAAAGGCTCTTCTAATTAAAAATTTGTCACCATAAGCAGGGTCGTCTGACTCCACTTTCTCCATACACTGCATAGGTGGGTTTGAGTAAGACATTCTGCCTGTCACTGTTCCAGCTTGTTTGGCAGAAGCATGGAGCACGTCTTCATCATCGGCAAAGTAAAGAAGACTCTCATAAGTTCCGGCCCTAGTTGCATGTTTCCGGTACCGCCGAATTAGGCCTGCCATTGGGGAAGTCATTTTTGACAATGCCGAGTCCGTGAAGGAAGGGTTTCCTTTGGCAGTGGTAGGATAGACCTCCCCAATTTCTGTAAACACCTCGGAAAATAGTTTATTAGAGTCTTTAAATTCACGGCCTGTTGCTTTATTGAATTTTCTCATGCAGATATCGACTTGATCTTTCTCATAGTTGTAGGCATCCATGACAAAATTTTTGTCGATTTTCACCCCTCGTTTTTCCATTCTGTACAGAACTTTTGTCAGTTTCCGTTCATTATTTAAAACCTGATCTAGCTTAGGTATTGTGTGTGGTGTAAGGGTAACTTGTTTGTGAATATTTTTGAGTTGTCCTTGACCTAGGTGTAAACATATGCGTGCATCTAGCTCCGCATAAGGTTGGACCACTTCCAGAGGTACCTTGTAAAAGAAATATTTCTTTTCCCTCTTTTTCTTGCCTGGCCGGTGTACATACTCAAAAAGTTTATTTTTGTTACAATACTCCTTTACAGCATCTGATTTTGGGTACCCAATTTTCTCCCCTAGGTAGTCTAGGGAAAGCTTCATGTGGTCATTAAAATCTATGCGGGCCCCAACTTGGGTGCATATAATTTTGGCATTGGCAATGTTCATGCCTTCTCTCTCCACCATGGCCCAATCAAACTTGGCATTGTGGATATATATTATTTTCCTGAAATCTGGTAATATCTCAGGTATAAGAGATCGATCCAGAAAGGTGTCTTCCATTTCGGCCTGCACCTCCAGACCCTCGGTGCGAAAGTTGAAATAGAAGGCATCTTTCTTGGTTGCAATTGCAAAGGAGAAGAGGCGGTCCCCGTTGTAGGGGTACTTACCTGTAGTCTCACAATCTAATGCAATTTCAGTTTGGTTGTTTATGTGTGTGATTACCTTATTTAATGTATCCTTTAAAACCAGCATTTTATCCCTCTTCGTGGTACTCCATAAATGCGTAGATGCGTCTGTCACTTACAACATAGTCTACAAAGATGGTGTCTTTATCGCAGCCTTGTGCAAGGATCTTTTGAACAAATTCATTTAACTCTTTCTCTAAGGGTATAGGGTCCATTGTACAAAAAACTTTGTACTTAATCATAAATACCTCTGTGAAAAAACCCCCCTTACGGGGGGCCGGAGTTGGTTATGCTGCTTTAACAGTCTTGGTCTTGCGGTTTACCGCAGACTTGGCACGATTGTACTTCTCTTGAATCGCGGCACTTACAAGCTTAGACACACTGGCAGTACGCTCACCGTTTTTTTGAGCGGCCTTCACTTGGTCAGTTAACCACTTTTTTACTTTGGGCTCTACATAAGTGTAGACACGCCCGTTGGTTTTCTTGGAATCAGTTTTTGTTGCGGTTTTTGCAACCGTTTTGGTCGCAGTTGTTGTTGTAGACATGATAAGCTCCTTATTTAGAAATCTGTCTCTTCACTTACATATTCCGGTTGTGTTTCCTTAGCTGTATCTTGTATACTCTGCTTAATTAAATGTTCTTGTCCTTTCAATTGCTGTGCCCAATCCACACTGTCTGCTATTTCACTAGCTGAAGTATCCCTGCCCACTGTCACATCTGGCTTCCACCAAGAGTATTTTTCCTTAGTAGAGTGTACCGCTGTAAGCAGGTAGGTTCTGGCCCAAGGTGCTTTCTTCATTCGTTTTAGCTTAGCTGCGAATGCGTTTATCTTCCTAGCTGCCGATAACCCACTAGACTGTAGCACTAGCTGGTACGGCATTGCAACCCCATCTTTCATCTCTGCTGTCAATAGCACAAAGAAACTGTATGTAACATAGTTTTTCTTAGGCCCCTCCTCAAATGGGAATTGATCTTTGTGGATAAACTCAGTTGTGCCTAGGTAGTTGTCCCCATCCTTATGTACCCAATATTTCTTGAGATACACGGGTATAAACTCCACGGGTTTTTTATCCTTGGACCCCAGCACTTCCAACGTGGCTGTGTTGTAGATGTCCCCAATCTTAGTCACCTCATTCTTAGTACTCTCCGACATTGCCTGTGCCACTGCAATTCTACCTATTTGCAGGTCATCGGCCGTGAGGTCATCGGCAAAACCAAAGTCGGCAATTGGTGCTGCTACCTCTTTACTTCCTGTTTCTACCATTTCTTTCATTCTTGCTCCTTGTTTCTGTGTTATACTAGTAGGATCATACGCCAGCAGGCATATTACCCGACACTAGGAATCCCAGTGAGCGTTAGTTCACTGGGTGCTTCTCTCTAATTTTGTCTAATTTTTTCATGGCCTCTTCCAGATGCTCAACAAAAAACGCTTCCCGCCAGCTTGGCCTGTCCCACTTTTTTGCAACATCTAGTAAGCTAGTCATGTGAATGTTCAAAAATTCCAACTCTAAGCTTAGAATAAAGGCGCGTTCCTCCTCCACTTTCTCGCAATATTTTTTCTCGATATTTACCGTAACATCATTATTATCTAGGTAATACCAATCTTCACTCTCACCTGTCACGTTAAACGATTTCCCCACCATCTCCAGATGATTTGGATTTTCTTTTACTATCACTTCCATACTTACTCCTAAATCTGACTCTCTTCTACTTCTTCCGGCAGAAAATCTATTCTGTTCAATTTCTCTATGAATTTCCCAATTTGCAGTATGGGCCGCTCTACCGCGTCGGATTTGGTCTCCCCAAACGCTATGAACTTTTTGCCCTCTACGTCTAATGTTATTTCGTAGGAGTTCCACTTGTCTCGCTTGTCATTGTAGATTTTTGCTTTGTACATAGTGACTCCTCAATGTTTTTAACCCTAACTAAAATGTCTGCAAATATTGCACAGATATGTAACTCTGTTAGTTCCTCAGAGTTCCCATCCAATATGTTTTTGGTAACAACCTTTTTGGTATTCTCGGAAACGTATCTGTCAAAAATTTCCTTAAGCATCGCTATTGGCTCCATTACGCCCTCTCCATCACTTCCAAGTAACAATCTTGGCACAGTAGTCTCATTTTATTCTTCCAGTAGCATTCGTGAAAGTAGCGAAATATTCGCATAGTCCTACACCTTACGCACATGTACCTTTCATTATGTTCTTGATCACTCATGCCACCACCGAATTATAAATACGCTCTATGGACTTCACTTGACGTAGAGTCAATGGGTCTTTCATTGATATTCTTGTAGAAATATCGTGTACCATAGACAGGTCAAAATGACGGTTTTTCCTAGTGGCATTGAAAATTGCTTTAATTCTCACCTCTGTAATCTTCCGTAGCTCACTGTCAACATACCTGTTATTTACTTCTTCCACTACTTCCCCCTCATTGATGCCTTCATTGAAGGCTCAGATTTTTCTATCCCCGGAACCTGATAATCTATATTTCCTTCTTTCTCTGCTGCTATCTCCTCTAATTTTGCCCAGCTATTAAGGGTTCTAGAGTTGACAGTAATCATTTCCTCAAAGATACCTTTGTCCCTTAGATGCTTAAAAAATAAGTCCCTAGATGCCAGGTCCTTGGGTACTCTATAACTATATTCTTCCTTGTAGCTGAACGTGCCATTGTCTGATTTGTAGCTCGTTTTGCCAAGTGTTTCCAGCATCCCAATTACTGTTTGCTTCTGACTCTCCAGAGCAGCATAGGTGGCACTGGCAACTGCTTTTTCTTCTGCGTGTTGTTTCTTAAGTTCAAAAGCAATTTCAATTGCTCTTTCTAAATCTTTTACTGTAATTTGGTCGCACATATTTATTCCTTTGTATGTTTTGGTACGGTACTTAAATCATGGTACGGTACCTACGTCAAGGACTTTTTTATCATTTTTAGAATTTCTTCTGCATTTGCAAGTTTTTTATCTAGGGCGTGGAGGATGACCTCATCTATAGTACCTGGTGTGTACAAATCTATTCTTGTGACTTTATCGTGTATTTCAGACCCGCCTCTATAATTTCGTGCCTCACTTTGTTGATTTTGCTCCGAAGAGTAGCCACGACTAAAATAAATACAAACTGAGCTAGCAACGAGATTAATACCGATTCCCAAGGACGCTGGATGCCCCAAAAATAGGCGGCAGTCAGGATCATTATTAAATTTATCGACATTAGCATACTTATTTTTGTTAGTAATTGATCCGTGAGCCTCCACATAGTCGATAGCGAGTCCATTGCACACTTCCTTTACCTGCTTATAGTTTTCCTTGAAACACGCCCACACAATTACTTTGTGGTTTGGTGTAATATCTGCCAATAGTTCCTTAAGCGCAGCTTTCCTAGGGGTATCAAAACTATGCTCTACTTCGTTCTCATCCTTGGCATAGCCAGTTACAATTTGGAGCATTCGCAAAGTTTTAGTCAGTGCCAGGTCGGCAGTGGTACTTGTGTTCTCATCCAGGTAGGCTATAAAATGCTTTTCCATTTCTTTATATAGACGTGCCTGCTTGGGCGACATTTCCACAGGTATCCGAGTCTTAACCAAAGGCGGGAGATCCAGGCACTCACTCTTCACTGCCCTCATTGCCTTTGTATAAATCTTTTTATTGAGCTCCTCATTGGCCCCATCCCTAATCTTCCAGTCTGGAAAGTGCTTATGGGACGGCATCCCCGAGTTTTTGTCATAGAAATATTTGGCACGAAAGGAATAGAAATTGTGCCCAAAAGTCCTACCACCGTCTAGCGCCCTGTATTGGGCGTAGATATCAAGCGCAGAATTGAGGATAGCTGTGCCGGTGAGCAAATAACGGTAGGTTGCTCGGTCTGCAATATCTGTAATAAGCTTTGTTCTTTTGGAGTTATGGGATTTAATCCGCTGAGACTCGTCGATGACCAAGATTGATGGCGTCCAATCCCGTAGTAGTTCGAAGAATTCATTACTGCTAGAAAGTCCCTCGTAATTTGTAATGCAGATAAATTTTCCCAAAAACTTCTTCTGGTACTTCCAAAACTTTTCAATACGTTTTTTAACAGGTCCTTGGAGCACACAGATTCTTTCTTCTTTGATTTTCGAGAATTTGAGGATTTCATTTTTCCAGTTCTCCAATATAATTACCGGCCCTACAATCAATGTGGGCAACATAGTTCTGTCTTTATTATAAAGATACCGCATAACTTTGATAGTAGTAAGCGTCTTGCCAGTGCCCATCTCAAATAAAAATGCAAATTCAGTTACATCTTTTCTCGTCGCCATTTCCAACGCTTTCGCTTGGTGCAGCCACAGTCTTGGTTCTTTAAAAGTCACTTAACTTATCCTCGTCAGATGCACTTCCATACAACGCTGTTCTTTCTTCTTGCTCTGCCTGTGCCTTATCCTTGTACTTCTTCCTTTGCTGGTCATACATAGCTTGCCTGTACCCAGCTTCATAAGCCGCTAACATATCAGTGCCAGTGAGAAAAACTTCGCTGCCATCCCCGTCCATTTTGTCACCATAACGTTTGTATTTGTACTTTTTATTGTCGTACCATTCTTTGAAATTCATATTTTTCCTTTATAAAAAGAGACGGGGCCGTGGCAATCAGTAGGTGCACCCCTGGCCACGGCACTCGCATACAAGCTTGAGAGTGTACGCTTTAAAAATTTTCTCACTTGCTTACTCATCGGTGTCCCTGTCCGTCTCTATTCCAATACTTTTCAAATTTTCGATCTTCTTTTTTCCAGAACCAATAAAAAATGCCAGCGCCAACAATACAACTTAGAGCTAGACCTATGAGGAGTGATCCTAAAAGACTGTCAAGGGTACTTGTAACAGTTTCTAACTCTAAATTTGCAATTTCGTTTGGGATGTCTTTAATTTTCATCACTGGCCGCCTCTTTATATTCATAATTCTTTGTTTTAGCCTGCACTCCCATTTCGAACCAAAGTTTAGCTAAGTTTTCTTCTAGTGGTCCGGTAGGTCTAGCTAGACTTTTTTCACTTAATGAAGCTAATTGTTGCTCAAAAACTATATATTTATTCTTTGTCTTTAATTCTTTCTTTTGCTCTTTAAATGTATCAATAATTGTTTTTTTAATGTTATCGCAAGGTATACAATGCCGCTTGTTCCACGCCTCAATTGCTCCAATGTCACAATCGCCAAACGGACCGTAAGCGCCACAAGGGCAGCAAACGTATTTTCGACTTTCAATTAGCCCTTCTATTGGTCGCAAATATTCATCCCCCCCACAAAACGGACAAGGTTTTAATTCAGTTGTCACGAGCACCCCCAACGATAGCTATTTAAAAAGAAAAGCCCAATAATCAAAGCAATTACAAAAATAATGGCAACAGACTCTATTAAGTACTCTCGTATGCCTTTTTTAAAAACGCGCCTATTTCCTTTAAATTCGAACTTACCTTTCCATTTCATTTTTCCACCTACAAGAAAGCCCAGTGCACGACACTAGCAATAAAATTAATATGTATTTCATAATTGCCCTTTTCTCTTATCCCCAATAACTAATATCTCACCACGCCAGTTTCTTTGAAAACTATTTGTAGTCATAGACTCTTTAAACTCGATCACATCTTTTATAAGTGGTTCAATTAAATTGTTGCCTGCATTTCTTTTCATGTAGAGCATGTAATCGTCCCAATCATCTTTTTCTTTAATACGTTCCTCGTGTTCTCTATCAACCAAATAAGACGCCCCCAAAAGCTGTACCCAGTTTTTCCACCAAGTCTGCAATTGCATCTTAGTGCCCCTGTCTTCGCACTCCCTAATTATATTAAAAAATTCTTGTTTAGCTTGTAGTTCTTTCATTCTTCGTCCTTTATAATCTGGAATCCAGATTTTTTAATCTGCTTCTCTTTTTCCTGCTGCCTTAACTTATCCTCTAAATCTTTTTTTTTCTGGATATACTCTAGACCTTTATCTATCGCCCCCTCCATCACACCCTCTGCATATTTTTGAGGCATGTCGGCAGCTAAATAATTTTGGAAAGATTTATCTAAAACTGTGGAAACATTTTTATAGTAGTGATGCATACCTGCAAGGTAAGCTTCTTGTAAAACTTTTATTAAATCAGCTTTTGGAATAATTATATTGGTAATGTCTTTTGTCATTCTGTGCCCCCGAAGTAGGAGGGTACCGCGCGGTACCTGGAGAGTCAAACAAAAAGCCCCAGAAAAGGTACCATCTTTCCTAGGGCCTTCAATACATACAAAAGGAATCACGTCGCCACTCTACTTGACGGCCTCGCAAATGGCAAGTACCGTGGTACACTTTCTAAACTTACAAGGAGTTACAATGTACCAAATTTACGGCCTAAGGCCTACTACAAAAAATGGCGTGGTAACACTAAAGCACGTCTACTACGATCTACCCATCAAACAGTACAGTGCCATTGCCAAACGAAGCGATCTAATACTCAAGAAATTTACCGCCAAGTACCCCAACGAAGACTACAACCTCTTCTACACCATGGGGCACTGCCAACCACACCAGCGCGATTATAAAACAGCAGACATTATACCCATAGACATAGATGCCATTACCCTGCACCAAGATGCTGTGGCAATGGCAGCAGAAATACGCATGATTGTCGTTGCGGTGTCTGATGTTATAGATATAGACCCTGAATACATAACACAAATTTTCACCGGCAACGGCCTCCACCTAATCCTGCAAGTAGATACCTACTCCGCACACGATATAAAAACCTACCGCACATACTACAAAGAACTCTGCGACCGCATAAACAAACGCTTCCAAGAAACTGCCATCGCGGGAAATGCAGATTTCTCCGGCTGGACTCAAAGCAAATTGCTGCGAATGCCGGCCACCGCCAATCGCAAGCCCATGAAGACACCAATGGCAGACGATGTTGTACCCAAACAATGCACCGTGATACATGGCTCAGATGCCGTCGTAGACTGGTCGTGGACCAAATTCATTGTCCCAGTTGTAGAACCCAAGAGTACCGCTGAAAATTTAGTAGAGAAGAAAGTGCACCCAGAGTACGTCATGAGAGAATGCCAAGAGCTGCACCAGCAAGCACTCTCAGGCGGCAGGGAAACAAGCGAACCATTGTGGTATGCTGCCCTCCAAGTTACCGCCTTCTTCCCCTCCCCCGAACGCGAAAAATACTCCCACCAAATATCCAAAAAACACCCCGGATATACGACCCAGGAAACAGACCAAAAGTTAGAGCAAGCACACACTGCCACCAACGCCCCCCGAACCTGCGCCGATATACAAATGAACGGCGGCCAGTGCGGGAATTGCAAATGGAAAGGCAAGGTTCGAACCCCCATATCACTCGCACCATGGGACTGTAGCACTGCAATTGAAGATATCGGCGATTTTAATGTTGACGAGTTTCTGGATTCAGGAGACACTATAGGAACGCCCAAAACACAATCCAAAAAAAACCCCTCCCCTCAAAATACAGTGCCAGAAAAAGACCCCGGAAATACCTCCAATTTTTCAGAACCCCTCATAGAAACCGTTTCAACTCCCAAACCTAAGGTAAATGAGAAAATTGACAAAACTGAAAACGTCGAAAAACCTCAAAAAATCCAAGACCCAGCACCAAAAAAGGAATTGAATTCTGGAATTTCCTCTACGCAACACAGCAACCACCCAAAAAAGGGCGCAAAAATCCCTACCAATGGCATTAATTGGCAAGAATATATAGATTTGGGATTCACTTCCTTCAAATTCGAGGGCAAAAAGCAGAAAATGAAACGAGAAGTAAAGCTTCTACGCAAATTCTTTGACAATAAATCCAAATTCGTAAACATTGACGGCCTAAAAAGGACCCTTGTTTTCAAAGATGGATACTACCAAACTTACACTCGTGAGCGAGTGAAAGCATTCGCAGAAAAATACTACAAACCTGCATCAGATAAAGATTCTGAACTAGAAGAATTTGCCAAAGCTGTATCAATTTCAAATTTAGTTCCCCCCGAATTTCTCCAGAACACCAACGAAGGTTTTATCAATCTCGCCAATGGTGTTCTGGACGTATCTAAAAAAACGCTGCTGCCCCATAATTCAGCGTTTGGATTTACTTATAAACTACCTTACAACCATGACCCACTTGCTGTATGTCCAACCTGGGATGAATTGCTTAAAAACGTCACTTGCAATCGACCACAATTGCAAACCGTACTGGAAGAGTATCTTGGCTACTGCATCTATGGTGGCCCATATTCTATAAATAAAGTTCTTATTCTGTATGGTGAAGGAGCTAATGGCAAAACTACATTGGTCAATGCCTTCCAAGAAATGATAGGCGAAAAGAATTGTTCCGCCATTGCCATTAGCAATCTTTCTAAAAATAACTTTATAGCCGCTGGCCTTGAGGGCAAGCTTGCTAACTTCAGTGAAGAAGAAAGCCCCAAATGTTTTAAAGACACCGGCCCTTTGAAGCAAGTTACTGGCGAAGGTACCATTTGGTGTGAAAACAAATTTGAAAAAGGCTTTCAACTTAGAAATAGGGCCAAAATGATTATGACCTATAATGAAATGCCTTTCCTGAATGATCTCTCCAAAGGCATGAAAAGAAGGCTTCTGATTGTTCCCTTTGACCTCGACCTCACTAAACATACTGAAAAAATGATTTCTGGTGTCAATGGCAAGATAAGAAAGGAACTCCCTGGCATCCTTAACCGTGCTCTTGCTGCATGGTGCAGGGTCCAGGCTCAAGGTTATTTTAGTGTGCCGTCTGAAAGTGACGCACTGGTTCAAGATATGGTTGATAATAGTAAAGATGTAGTTTCGGAGTGGATTGATGACTGTTTGTTTGTCACTGGCAATGAAAAAGACTTTCTTTCTAGTCGTGACGCATACGAGAAATTTCAGGCGGAGACTGATGACAGGCGTACTACTTTCAATTCTTTCTGTAAAAAAATGCGCCAATTTTGTCGAAGAAGTGGTCTTGAATTTGGTCGAATTAACTGCAATGGCAGAAAAATACGTGGTATGGTAGGTTTGCAAATTATCCAAGAAAAGGGCGAAATATTGCCTTTCCCAATACCAACAAAATAGTACTTTCCCTCCCAAGAATCCCCCCGAATTAACGTGGTCCATTTGGCCTTTTTTGAGCCTTTTTGGACCACGTTCCTGGTCCAGCTACTTGCGTTAGCTGTGATGTGTTGGTAGTACGGTACTGTTACTGCACTAAGTTAATCAAGGTGTGGTGTGTTACGTTGGACCATGTAAATGTGTTTTGGACCACGTTGGACCACGTGCTTGCTGTGTTGCGTGGAACCATCGAAAGGCAATGGCAGTGGGGAATTACGCTCTTTGGACCACGAGGACCACTGGCCGGTCACCAGTCCGCGGCTCAGCCCGAAGCTCAGCACGTCGAACGCCTGGTGCACGCCTGCAACGACCGGCTCGGAAAGATCGACCAACAAGGTGTCGAACGATTTCAGGGTTTGTTCGATCGCGGCCGTATCGCCCGGCGCGATCTTGCC